GAAGCTGCAGGGAAAGTTCGAACGATAGCTATCGTTGACTACTGGACGAATTTCGTCCTGAAACCTCTCCATGATTGGATGTTTCATATACTGTCGAACTTACCTCAAGATGCAACGTTTGATCAAGAAGGTCGAGTTAGAGAATTTGCTACTCGAGGCTACCGGGAGATTTGGAGCTATGATTTAAAATCAGCGACGGATTTAATTCCGTTATATTTATATAAAGCGCTGTTTGCTCCAATTTTCCCTGAAAAGATTCTCGATCTTTGGTTAAAGATTCTTGTTTCGCGTGACTTTAGGGTACCAAAAAGTACACTCAAAGCCCATCCAAATCATCCTCAAACGGTAAGATATACTACCGGGCAGCCGATGGGCGCTTTAACTAGTTGGGCTTCAATGGCGTTAGTGCATCATGCACTCGTCTTGTACTCAGCGGTATTAGCAGGTGTTGTTACACCTTCTACTATCCTATCTTTTCGGGACTATATGGTCCTGGGAGATGATGTAGTGATAGCAAACAGAGCTGTGGCCGAAGCTTATCGAGACCTAATGGCTAGGTTACACGTTCCACTCTCTTTACATAAGAGTCATATTTCAGAACATGGGATGTTCAACTTCGCTAACCAAACTTTCACCGGCTTAGACAATGTCTCTCCTGTATCCTTACGGGAAGAGATAAATGCTCAAAGCATGGCAGAACGAATCGAGCTTGCGCTACGACTCATTCGCCGCGGATGGAAGTCACTGGAAAGTAACGTTTTCGTCGCATATTTCTCGAGATTGCTCTTACCTCAAAGAGTTTGGGCACTTCTCACTCCGGAAATCCGGAATGGGAAGGTTCCTCTAGTCATCCGATGGATTTTGGCCGTGTTACTCACTCCTGGTACAGCTAGGTATAGCTGGGCAGGATACCCAAGGGTAGCTTTGGAGACATTCCTGGGAGCACAGCTCCGAAGAGGTGATCTCTTTAGCATGAGTTTAGCACAGATGGGCGATCTTATCGATCGTCACCGTACAGGCCTTGTCCTGATCGGGATATTGAATAAGTGGTCTAAAAGGATCTACGCCAGCTTCCTCTCCTCGCGTAAAACGCTAAAAGAGGATTATAAAAACTGGGTGACACGTG